GCTCCAGTCGTGATTTACAAATAAGTAATACATCGCCTGAAAATCCGCATCAGTCTCTATAAGTTTTTTATGTCGTCATATTCGATGCCTTCTCCAGCATCGTTCTCCTTGCCAAATCCCGACAGCGCTCCGATTTTTTCTGAAATCTTTACAAGCTCACCGCCTGGAAAGAGAATTTTTACGAGGTCCTTTGGTGTTGCAGCTTTGTAATACTCCATAAGTTCTTTGTCTTTTAAATTTGGCTCAACGCATCCTGCTATTACTACCATAGCGTGTGTGTCATACACACGACTCATGTCTACACTACCAGACTTGTTTGTCGCACTTGACATAATCTCAGTGTATCTGCTACCCGATAACGCTTTTACCGTAATTTCTACCTCTTCACCTGCCACTTTTGACAAGTGACAAGCTTTTATTTTTTCAGTAGGTATCTCAAGAAGCTTATCCCTATCAAGCTTCATTAATTTTTCCATTAAAGATGTCATTTTTTACTCCTCCTATGCGTTTATGTTGTCAAGAAACTCCCAATCTTCAAAAGTGAAGCTGTAGGACTCTTCTGTATTCTTCTGAACTTCCCAATCCATTAAAATCGCTTTGTCGAATTTGCAGTGATAAAACACCACTCTTTCAACTCCCAAAGCATCCGGATCTGCAAGCTTTGCGATAATCTTAAAATCAGGAGTCTGCCCCCTCTTGACCTTGTCAGATATCGCCTTTGAAATATTTGACCTTACATGATGAAGCTTAACGCTTCCCTTGCCTTCAAGCTTAGTCATCTTCTTACCTGCTGTAAGGCTTCTCACCATGGATATATCTGAGTAAGATATACTTACCTCGCCCTTGCAAGACACAACCTCGCCGATATACTCATCATCAACCCAAAGTTCGCCCCAAGTTCCATTTATGACCTGATTAGATACAAATTTCTTCATACGCACCTCCTTATACTGAAATCTTTAAAGATACATCCTCAATGGCATCAACTAAGGACACAACCGCCTTTAAAAAGACCTGCGAACCTGTGTTTGCTCTCTTAATCTCTTCATCTGTACAGTCGTCAATACCCTTTTCGCTTCCGTCCTCAAGTACTACTTTCTTGCCCTGAGCCTTAAGCCACTGCTTTTGAGCGTCCACATCAATCTGACATTGTCCGACTGAGATAAGATCGTCGTTGACAAGGCTCATAAAATAAGTATTTACAGCTGTGATAAGTAAGCATTTATTGTCATATGTATTTGAGAACTTGCCGATGTAGTTGTCTTCTATAGTCTTTCTGATGTCATCTTCCATCATGTCCATAGTCTCAACAAGTTTGATTTTCTTAAAGCTATCGCCCTTGTCAGCTGTGGTTGTGGTTAAAGATGTCACCGCCCTGTTAAGTTTGACCTTTTCACCATCCCAAACAGCTATAAGTTTGCCTGCTCCAACCGCTTCGTCCTGCTCTGCTTTTGTCAATCTATTTACATCTACAAAATCATGTAAAGGTGCATATGTGCCGGATACACTAAAGCCTGTACCTGCAAGCACTCCTGCTATTCTTGCAGTTCCCTGCTCAGGCGTTACTTCCTTTTCCTTTGTTCTGTACAAAGTAGAGTTCCAGTTAATAACTCCCTCATTGTCGCCTACAGCCTCCGGCAGTACGACTTTTACAAGCTTATGCTCGCCTCTTTGCTTCTTTGCCCATGTAATTACATCCTGCACCTTGCTGTCCGTCTTAACGGATGGTATAGCCATATATGTGAATTTCTCATTCTCGAAAAATTGCAACATGTCCTTGTAAGGTTTTGTCATGTCTGCACCTGTCTGCATGACATAAACAAGCACATACTTCGGAGCGTGAGAATAGCCTATAAGCGCATCTTTTACATACTGCTCGTTTTCTTCACTTAAGACACCCGTCGGAATGTCGCTCACACTTGCAACCTTAAATGACTGCTGCTTTGAGCCCTTAAGGACAAGGGCAACTATTCCACGCTCACCTCTTTCGATAGCGCTTGCGCCCTTTTCGGTAAAAGCAATAGTGATGCTTGGTGATGTTAAATTTGCCATTTATCTACTTCCTTTCTTTTCTATGTTCAAATGAATATCTTCAATAAGTTCGCCATCGTGATACTCCGTACTTTCATACCAGTCCAGTTTAAAGGATATCTGCGGAATATTGCCGTGGTCTTCAATGTAGTCATGTGTGTACTCTGTGACAAGCAGTCGCCTGTCTTTGATAATCAAGACCATGTCCAAGCTATCGAATATATTTTCGATAACCTCAAGCGCTTCTGTCTGCTTGGCTATCTTCTGCACGAAAGTAATTTTCACCGAACACGACTTATGCATCATATTCCGACTTTCTCTATCTATGCCAAACGGCACAATTTCAACAAAAAAATACGGAGGCACCGCATTATCGACAGTGTCGTTTCCGTATCTTTTAATATTTGGATATTCTTTTTTTAAAATTAAGTTTACTTCTTTGATAATATCGGCATATGTAATCATGAAAGCCCCCTATCTGCCAAGGCCTTATTAATAGCCGATTGCATCATGTCCGGATATTTGCTTTCATACTCTTCTCTTGTTTTTTCTGCGTAATGCTTGCCCTCAACAAATCCACCTGTATCCACGCCATTTATAAATTTACGGTGTCCATTTTCGACAAGGTGGAAGTGGGGCGCTTTATTTGTAACCTCAACGCTTGCAATCATTCCAGTAGGGCCGTAATTCTTTGTTGTCTTCCACCTTTTCAAGCCTTTCGCACCACTTTTATAGCTTAACGGCATTTTTGCATTGCAGTCCTTCGTCCACGCTTTCGCCGCCTTAATTACCGCATCATTTAACTCATCAGGCGACTGTGTTACCATGCTTTGCATGTCTTCAAGCAAGCTTTCAAGTCCGATAAAATGTACCGACTCCATTACTCCCTCCTTTCTTCGTGGTCTTTGTTTTCGGTACACATAAGTTCAAGATAATAATTTGCCTCCAAGGGATTTACAATGTAGTTTATAAGAAATTGCCTACCTTGATACTCAATCACATCTTTTTCAGTAATATCTGTATTTCTAATTGTGATTTTGTATACAAGCTTGCTAGTAGTCTTATAATGCTCTAATTGTTCGCTTCCTCTCAGCGGTCTTATCTCTGCCCAAACCTTTTTATGCACTGACAAAGTGCTCACGATATTAGCAAGTTCGTCCTCGGTCTCTATGTATCTAAGTATATTGACCTTTTTATTAAGCCTTCCGGGATTTATACCTTTCATGTATCCCCCTTAAGTGCCTTTTTCATTTGCAGTTGCAAGATTATACTCCTAAAAGTGTATTCTATCGCTTTTCTTTGCTGTATATCTGACTGCATCAATTCTCTATTGTCATACATGTTTTGCACTATTGCGCAAAACAGAAGATTTGCCGTCTTATCCGTTTCGTCGTATTCGCCTACAGCGGACACGATGTATTCTTTTGATGCTTCCATCATTGTTCTTATGATGTTGTCGTCATCATCTCCGTCTACCCTTAAGTAGTCTTTTACTTCCTCTATCGTCATAGGCTAATACCTTTCAAGAAGCCCCTGCAAAAGCAAGGGCTAAAACATTACTAAGGTGTTACAGTGATATATCCGTTTACAAATGCGTCGGAATCCTTGACCTTACAGTCAAATCTTTCGATACCCCTAAATAATGTTAGATCCTGTTCAAAAGCGTTCAATGTTCCGACTGCTGCCACATTAGAAGTCATAATGTTAAGCTTTGCTCTGTCAAAAATCTTTACAGCTTCCTTTAAGTCACCAATAATAAACGGAATCTTATTGGTTTTTGTAGACAAAATTGCATTTGGTACAACCTTTACAGGTATCTTTCTTGCTCCTACCGCAAGTACCATCTGCATTGGGTTCTGAACATCAGGACTAAGCAAGTATCTTCCCTGCTTATCTACTAAGGTATCAAGGTACTGTAATCCGTCATCATTAGTTACGATTATAGTGCTTCCAGAGAAAGCAGCACCTAGAGTTACATTGATTGCCTTTTTTATACCGTCTAAATTTTTAAGGTCAGCTTCCGCCTTTGTAGCAATAGCCGCAAGGATTTGAGCGTTCTTTGTAGCAACATCTTCCTCACCAAGCCACTTTACAAGGGTATTGGTAATATTCGCATCAGAGTCCGCCAATAATTCATTTGTAACTGGCATATATCCTGCGTACTTTTTAATTTCGTATGCAAGTACCTCAAATTGTGGTGTTTCAGCTGCCTGTATCTTTCCGGACTCCGCTACAGCCTTAAATCCTGCTGCCTGTGCTCTCTTTTGATATGTTCTTCTTCCTGAATTTGTAGATACGGACTCCACATCAACCAAAGACTCTAAAGAGAACATAGCCTTTTTATATTGATTGATTTTTGTCTGAATATCCTCAGGCACTGTATAACCGCCGTCAGCCTTTGTTCCCTCTGTCATTGTGTTAGTGTAAAAGCCGTGTCTTGCCGCCTCTGCAAAATCGTGGATTGCATCAGATCCGGTTGCAGATGCGATTTTTACAGCTAAAGCATTTGCAAAATTCTCTATTGATACGCCTGTCTGCTCCTCTTCTACTATATCCTTTAAAATATTGTACTGCTCCTGAAGATTAACAAGTTCTTCCTTCGCAGTCTTTGCTTCTGCAATTTTTCCCTGCTCTGCAAGGTTCTTCACTTCTGCCTTTTTTGCATTTATTGCATCAAGTAATTCCTGTAAATTCATATCTTTACTCCTTTCACGCCCCGAATGTATCAAGGTCTTTTAACAAATTGTTTTTTTCTTCTTCAATATCAGCCTTTTTGGCTGTGTACTGCTGTATCATTTCATCAGTAATCTTTAAATTTCCCATGTTGTTCGTGATTACTGACTGCCCGGACTGACTTATAGCATCTATAAATCCCATTTCTACAGCCTTATCGGCTGTTATCCATGTTTCAGCATCCATCATCTGAATGATTTCATCTTTACTCTTGCCCGTCTTTTCGACATAAGCACTTGCTAAAGCTTCATCCCACGCTTTCAATGTCTCAGCCTGCTTGCTAAGTCGTGCGTGATTTCCGCCTGTATGACTGATTGACACATCATGTATCATAATCATACCGACAGGTGATATTGTGCTTTTGCCTGCCATTGCAATTACAGATGCGGCAGACGCCGCCAAGCCTTCGACCTCAATATCTACATCATTGCGATTCCTCAAAGTCGAATAAATCTCCTGGCCTGCGAGCACATCGCCACCGCCCGAGTTTATTTTGACCTGCAACCTGTCACCCTTCGGCATTTCTTCAATCGCATCGATTACATCCTGCGGTGTAGTACAGTCATAGCCGAACCAGTCGTATATTTCTTTCATGTCATTACTGACAATGTCGCCTTTAATCTTTAGTATCATCTTTGTCCTCCTTTCCGATATTGTATGCAGCACCGACATCCGTGAGCGGTACATAATTTCCATTTACGATAAGCACATCGCCACCGTCCTTAGAGGGTAAGTCCAGTAAATGCCTTCCCTCATTCGGCGTATATATGCCGTTTTGCACTGCCGAGGTTATAGACTGCATTTGTGTTTCCGTATTTGCCCTTAACAGCACCTTTTCATTAAACTTGTATATAAAGCCGTCAATTCTTTGCTTATCAGTCAGGCACTTGTAATTAATTTCCTGCTCGTACTGATTGAGTCGGTACATCATTGTATCGACTAAAAAGCTAAGCTGTTGCGACTCTGAATTTGAGTAACTACTCTTTTCATAGTCATTAATCTGATTAGGCTTAACGCCGAAAGCTGCTGCAATTTGTAAAGCACTGTACTTCTTTAATTCCATATACTGAGCATCTGCTAATGTGTAAGTTAGTGGCTCCAACTTCATGCCTAAAGGCAATGCCACCACCTTACCTGCATTCTTTGCGCCTGTTAGCAAATCATTATATCGCTTCTGTAATTGACTTCTTAATTTTTCATCAAGGTCGCCCGTGTATTGCAAGACACTTGAGGCAGTCAGTCCACTTTCGTACAACTTTTCAAGATATTTCTGTGAGTATCCGGCACCATCAATCGTGCTTTTCAAGATATCCCTTACCGATATGCCCATCACGCCATCCCACGACAGCCAATTTTTTATATGCAATACATCTTCCTGCCTAAAAACAGCAGTTTCGCCATTTTGTGGATTTGTAAATTTATAGTACAGCTTGCCACGGTCGCCAAAAACTCCCACATCGTCCATGTATACAGTTACGCAATCGGATTTCATAATCCAGTACGCTGTCTTTTTTATCTCTCCCTTTTTCAGTCCGCCTTTGTAATCTCTTTGTATCCACACATAAGCATTGCCATAGTGCTGGCAATTTGCTTCCATAGTGCTCCAAAAAGTTGACGGAGTCATAACCGAATTAGGCCTGTACAGCAATATATCCGCTGTCGGTGCTCTTACCCTGCCACCCGACTCGTCTTCCTGATAGAGTTTCAGTGGCATTTTGCCCATCGTCTCAGACAAAACCTTTAGACAAGTGAAGTATGTTGTTTCCGCTAAGGCTTTCGGCTTGCCTGTGTCGATGCCTAGCCACTGCAGGAGCCTTTCACTTGCCGTGTCCACCGACTCGGGCATAAGTAAATTTTTTAAGCTGTTAAAAAATCCCATTTAACCTGTCATTCCTTTCAAAAAATTCTCTATATAGTCGTTATAGCTTTCTGACTCAAAATCGTGATATAAAGCCAACTTAAACGCCCCCAAAGTTGCATCCACCGGGTCGATTCGCTTTGTGGTTGCATCTTTATCTATCTTAATCAAACCGTTATTAGTCCTTGTAACAGCATTTGACATTGCGTAATTAAAAAGCGGGTTATGCAGATATACCACATTACCCGAATAAACTTGTTCCCTAAAACCTCGAGTGCTTTCATTCAAACTTTTATGGCTTTGGTACACTTCCTCGACTGTATAGCCTTCATCTGATAAGTCCATCATTAGCTTTGAGGCATTAGCCGGATCAAAACATAAGCACTGAATATCAAGCTGATACTTTTCGCATTCGTCAATTACATAACGCATTACAGTAGCTTGATCAACTATCGGAGTATTGGTCAGTGTTAAGTAGCCTAAACGCGCCCAAGCGTCATATGGCACTTTGTCTTTTATGATGTGTTCCCTCAGCTTGTCCGCTGTCGGGATAAAGCTGTGTGTCCATACGGCATAGTTTATTATCTTCTTGTTGCTACTATCCAATTTATCGATCTGAAACGGTACGACAAAGGCGACTGATGTAAGATCGATTTTTGACGACATATCAAAACCGACATACACAGGTCGTCCTTTTAAGTCGATAGGCAATTCCTTGACTTCGCAAGCTTTCCACTTTTTCATGTCCATGTAGCCGTTGTTTGATGCCGACACCCAAATATTTAATACCTTCGTCATGAAAGCAATCATTTTTTCGGGTATCTGTTTAGCAATCTCATAATCTTCAGCTATCTTTTTGATACCCTCGTCATAAAAGGCTCTTATCGGGTTTGCTTTTTGCCATGTTTCCAACGCTCCCGGATCGTCGCCCTTATCAGCTTCGCAAATGTCGATAAAGTATTCGTCATTTTTTACATCAACATCAGGATCTAAAACCTTTGAGCAGTAGTCATATTCTTGCGTGTAGCAAGGGTAGGTTAAATCCTTGCCAGCTGTGGTTATTATCGTCAACATTGGCTCTTTTGTATTTGAACCAAGCCCTAAGTCGTAAAAATCCGTTGTCGGGTGTTGGTGGTATTCCAATTTGTTATCTTATCGGCTCTTTATCCGATAATTCTTATAGTTTCCTATAAGTTCAGACTATATTTTCACATTAAAAAAGCACCCTTCTAGGATGCTCTTATGTGTCGGAGGCTCGTGGCAAGATTATCGCTCTCTTAACGCTCACTTGCTAGTCGTTACAAACATATTTGATTATATGCTCTCGGTATTAACATGAACCATTTTACAATATTCTGTGACGGTAGTTCTATGTAATCCTAGTTCCTTAGCTATGTCTTTAACTTGCACTCCGTCAGCCCTCTTTTCGAGGCATAGTTTTATGAGTTTTTCTTTATGCTTGTTAAAAAGGTCTGTTGTGTACCTTGCATAACTCGTTCTAGATATTCCATATTTTTTTATTATTTCATCTCTTGGAATTCCTTTATCAAAGTCACTTCTAACATTTTTTATTATGTTTTTTCGCTCCTCTTCGCTTGCCGAAAATCTTGCTTTTTTCTCCGCAATCTCTTCTCTTTTTCTTCTTCGCTCGCCATCAATACTCTTTTTAATGTCGGTATTTAATTCGGGTAAAACCCACCCCCAATTTTTGGCTGATGCAATTTTGTTTATTGTTGAAATAGTAACTTTGTACTCTTTCGCAAGCTTTACTTGTTGCTCTCCTACCGATAATGCTTTTTTTATATTCTCAACATCATTTACCGTTAGCTTGTCGCTACTCGCTCTGTTGTGAATCCTCATCCATTCAACAAATTCTGACGAATGATGCTTTCCAAACATTGGATTGCCTTCACCTTTTCGTGCTTCCTTTGATTCTTTGCACCACTCTTGACCTTCCGAGCCACCACTCTCTCGATTGTAGCCCTTTGCTCTGTTTGTAGAATCAAGCTCTTCAATCCAATACTGTTCTCTTTCGTCCAATTCCCTTATTTCGCACATCTCAATAATCTGAAAATCCATGTGTTCCTTGTAGAGATTGAACGCATTTTGTAGGTATGTGTTTTTATGAATTCCAAATTTTAAGAGCTTTTTATGGTCTCTAATTCTTCGTTTTACATCTACACTCTGCCCGATGTAAACTTTTCCGTCATAAGTGTTTTTTATAATATATATTCCAGATTTCATATAATCACCTCTTTATATATTATAACACTTTCAATCTATTATTTCAATATATGGTTTTTAGCCTTCACCGATACACCCCGATTTATACTTGACAAATCTCTATCAAGTATCAAACATGCGGGATTGGTACCATCACCCGTCTTTCCATCCTCTTTCGATAGCGGTTTTATGAAAGAACCCGTTTTGATGTGTACTATTTCGTCACGCTTGAAATTGAATTTTGACCGCAGTATTGAGCCTTTAGTCATCAGATTGCATTCACTGAATACAATTTTTGACTGGTCTCTTTTAGTACCGGCTGTATATACTTCGTATGTCTCCATGTTTTTTGTTGCCTGTATGGCTATTTCATAGAGCGCTTCGCCTGCTTCCATTTGAGATTTCAATTTTGTTATCGTATAGGCTTTTTATCCTATACTTCTTACTGTCGCCAGTAAGTTCAGCATATATTTTCATCTTCAACATTACTTGCTAAGATGTCGGACACTCGTGGGAGCTTTATATTCTTGCCTTTGCAAGGTTCAGCTCCTATGCGTTACAATGCCTTAAGCCTTTTAAAACTTAAGGTTATCTCGGTGTTGTCTATAACAAATAGTAAATTCTTGCTCCTTCAATCTTTTTCAGATTTTCAAGATTTGAATGGCAATTCTTTGAAATTTTATAGGGTTTATTTGATTTAATTATGGTTATAAGTGTGCTTTCGCTTACCTTTAAGGCTTCGCTACAATACTTCAAGCATCCATACTCTTCTTTTGTGCCATTTAGGTATTCCACTACAGTTTTTCTTGCACTTGGATGCTTTTCGGGTTTGATTGCTCTGAGTTTTGCCTTGAACTCCTCAGAATGATGCTTTCCCAACATCCCTCTAGGATGTCCGTTTTTCCAGTTGGCTCCACATTTTCCCTCAGCGTTTAGCCTTATCATAAGTTCTCGCTGTTGTGCTTTCTTTTCTTCGCTGTGATGCTTCCCTTTCATTCCTTTTGGATGTTCTTTATATATCAATCCACCATTACCACCCTTTGCCACATTGTAGCCTTTTGCCTTATTTCTAGCATCGTATAGCTGTATGTAATATTTCTCTTTTTCGGATGCCTTTTCGTCAGTCAACCCTTTCTCAAGAATTATGTGTTCAAAGCAACTCCAACCATATTTTTTAATAGCGTTCCAAAAAGGTCTGTTGTTCTCTTCACCTTTTCCCGGCTTGTATTCAATTCCGTTAGAACGCCACCTTCTTTTTATATCGTTTGTTTTACCTATATAAATTTTTCCGTTTTGTTTACATCTATGCATATATACTACATAGTCCATATTTAACCTCTATATGATAGATTTTCACCGATTTTGCCCGATAGTAATTCGTAATATTTCTATCACGAACGCCAAATTCTAGCATTTTTTCGTCCTACCTCAGTAAAGCTCTTCTTAAATCGCTTCTTCCCCGTCTCTCTGTGTACCCATCCGTACAGTTGACATGCTCTGAACTTTTGCCAATTATTTAACTCTATTGGCTTGCCTGCCAAGGCTCCTTTTGAGTGCTTAAGTAAAGAAAACCATTTGGCAATCTTATCAGCGTTATCTTCGCTCCAGATGTATGGAAAGTCTGCTGTTCCTATTTTGTCCAAGTCGCCAAGAAAGCGTTGACACGCCCACTTGTGTTTTTGCCCTGACGGGATTTCATCTGCTAAGCAACTTCTTGCATACTGCTTGATATCCTCTAAGTGACTCATATCTATATATCTCCGAACATCTGCATGAGGTTTTCCTCTTGCCCTTTTGCCTTTTCTGCTGCAATTTTCAATCTTGAACTTGCAGACATTCCCAAAGCGTTTCCGGAGGTCTCCATATCCTTTTTAGCCTGCTCCAAAATCGCATAAACCGGGTTAGGCTTTTCACCTGAACTCGTCTTCACCGTCGGAGCAAAGTCTTTTTTCTTTGTCTCCTTTAAAGCTCGCAAGTACATAGAGTACGCATTGGCATAGACAATCATCGCATTGCGGTCTAAATTGCCGATAATATCGATACTCTCCAAATTCTTTTTAATTCGCCCATATTCCTTTTTTGCTGTAGCATCTAAAAAGACCGAAGTGGGTACTTTGTCCAGTTCGTCCCCCTCGGTCTTAATTAATGACTCTTCGTATTCTCTTCTTGCCCTGACATCTTTTTTGATATTGCCAGTTTGCATTGATATTATTTTTCGTGGCCTACCCATTCGCCCTCCTTTCCGCTCCTGCCGTGAACATTTCCGTTCACTTTTGGCGACTATTTAGAAATTTATGTGTTGAAAGCTGGGGCAGCGGTCGCTGTATACAGTATACAAACTTTTTACTATCCCCCTACCCTATATCACTATGTCTTTTCCTTTATCTCTTATATGCTTACCTGCTTGACTAAACTCTTTAATATCTCTTGCGTCCTTGCCTTATCCTCTGCGCTCTTTCTATACAGCGCATGAATTTCGTCGTGACTTGACCTCGATAGAGGTATGAGATTATCTTCTGTATAAAACAACTCCGGATTGTCCTCTGCTGTAACAATATGATGTACAGTGTGAGCATACTCAATGCGTCCGTGTAAAAAAGCCCAAGGATCTAAACCACTGTATCTTGCAATAATAACAGCTCTCAGTGCTTGCCACCTTGCCCCCCGGTATAATTTTCTTGTGCCAGTCGGGGCATCGTACTGCCTTTTGTATCCGCAGTTGCATTTCCCACCTGCCTCGTATCTTTTTCCGCAGTGGGTACATCTTTTATAAATCATATAAACTCCATAACAAAAAGACACCTAACAAATATTAAGCTCTATAAGCCATAATCTGCATGGTGTCTTTTAATTTAACTTCTTACTTGTTGCACCGGTGCAACTTTGATTAATTAAGACTCTTTTTGACTTCTTATAAAGTCTTTCATCATCTTAACAATCTGTCCTGACTGACTCACTCCTGCTTTTTCACAAGCTAGCTTAAATTCATCAGCAAGTTCTTTATACATCTTAAATGATTTAGCTACATAATTATTACTCTTGCTCCACTTTTCTTGTGGTCTAATCTTTTTTTCTTCCACGATTTTTAAATATATCGTAGGCATAGCCAGCTAACTGACTTGCTATCACAGCAATTACTATTGCAATTAATATCTTCATATTGATTTTTATATGTGTAGGTGTTATTATGGGGGTGGGTAAGAGTTGTGCTAGAACCCTTACCCTATTATTTAAAAGAAAAGTTTTTCTATTAGTAGAACGGTAAGTCCTACTGCAACTCCTACAAGATATTGAATGATTATTTTCTTCCAATCTGTGGGAGTTTTTTCTTTTCTTTTTCTACTCCTACCTACCATATATTTTCCTCCTTTCTTCTCTTGATATATATATTATATCATAAGGTACGCCGTATATCAATGGTTTAATAAAAATATTTCAAATAAATTTTATGCCTTTTCTATAAAACAAAAAGACTGACCCTTAAGTCAGCCTTTTTTGATTATTATTTAACTTCTTGTAATTTTTCCTGTAATGCCTCTTGTAGTACTTGTGAGAAATTAATATTTCTTTCGCTAGCCTCTTTCTCAATCCAATAAGGCAATGTGCAGTTTTTCTTTACAGTTTTACTACTATAAAATCTTTCATAAAACATAGTATCTGCTGCAACCAAAGATACAAACTCATTTTTTTTAATTATTATATCTTTAATATCACTTGCCACAGGAATTTCCTTTTTATCCTGTTCTAAATCGTATAGAGTTAATGCAAGTACATCTTTTGCCATTTTCATTGCATCATATAAGTTTTCTCCACAAGTATAGCAACTTGGAACATCAGGAAAATTAACACTATATCCACCTTCAACTTCCTGTGTAAATACTGCCGGATAAATATATTTAGCCATAGTAACCTCCTATTTTCTGTAAGATATGAAACTGTGAACCACTCCCACTTATAGAAGTGAGTGTATTCTACAAAATCTGATAAAAAGCCTGCAAGGGCTTTATTTAAGCCCTGCATCTTTAAAAATACTCTCTTTAGTTCCTGTCTTAATCTCTTTAGCATGTCTTGGAACTGAAAATTTTTTCCCACTTTTGGGACTATACCATATATCATGGTTATCTCCATGCCTTACAAGATAGCAGTCATTTTTCTTTAATATCTTTAGTAGCTCACTTAGTTTCATATCTTACCTCCTTGTATATAATATATTATACGCCCTTTTATGCGTATTGTCAATACTTTTACAAAAAATATTTTATTTTACAAGCAAAAAGACCAGCTATCAGCCAGTCTTTTTTGGTAACCATTGTGTCTGAGTTTCACCACAATTTCTAAAAGGAGGATTATGAGAAAAATTTATGAAAGTATTTAAACTTTTCACAATACTATTTTAGCACATGCAAATGTATCATTGTGTATCATCTTTCATTATTTTTTGAAATTCACATAATGCAAAGCTATGTAGTTTTCTCACATGTGCATAGCTATAGTTCATTTCATACGCTATTTTTTTTAAAGCCATATACTTCACATATCGATTATATAATATTTCGGAATATCTAATGTCAGTTATCATTTGTATTTGCTTTGTAATTTTAGCTTTTAAATCCACAAAGTTATCAATCTCATTATCTATCTGTTTAGACATATCATTTAATTTTATCAATAATTCAACGTATGATGCTTCATGCTTAGGACTTGTCTGAACCTTGTCAACCGAATAATCTAACCCCTTAACTGTAGTTATATTATTTTGATATTGTGTCTTTTCATGTAATTTTTGTTCTATGTGTTTATCTAATTTTTGTAGCTGGCTTAAATACTCTTTAGCTATCATTTCTCTGCCCCTTACTAATTTATTTCTAAATTTATATTAGATAAGTTTACTATCTTACTTACCTTTTAAATAATCTTTTAAAATCTCTATTGCCTCATCGCCACTATAACATACTTCTACTTTATAGCCCTGTTTTTTTAGTTTCTCAATCCATGTATTCTGATTTTCTGTTGTTTTATTTCTTCCATATTTCATTTCAATATACAGCCCATGACTTTTATTTCTCGATACAGGTAAACAAAGATCAGGTATTCCTGCTGCCTCCATTGGGAACATGATATATAAGAGAAAGTTCAGGATACTGTTCATAGTAAATTTCATTTCTTACATTAAAAAATAGATTCTTATTCTTCACAAGCATAATTCTTATTTCTTCTGATAGATTAATCTCTTTTTTCTCTCCTGCTTTACATATAATCTCTGCCTTAAAGTGCCTTGCAACAGAATAGTTATGATTGATATATTGTAAAAGCATAAAATATGTTTTAATTTCAATCTTCCTTTTTCTTTTATCTATTCTTGCCAAACTCTCACATTTAGGACATATACAAATAGTATTATTTTTAATATTTTTAGCTCCTTTTTCATTACCATTTGTTATTAAATCTCCATTAAACAATTCTCCACAACTACTACAAGACCAAAGCCCTGTTTCTCTATCTTTTAAAATATAATGCTCTCTATTAATTTCTTTATCATCAATCCAAATCTTTAGACCAAGCGGCACTTCAGGAACTAAAGACATTGTTTCATTTACTTTCTTAATTCTTCTCTCTTCTCTCATCTTTCTTTTCCTTTGATTATAGTCAAATTCAAGCCAACTAATACACTCTAAAGGGTTATCATATCTAAATCTAAAATATTCAGACTCTGATTTCTTCAATAATTCTACAAGCCTTTCTTTGTCCTCATCGGATATTTTAGTTTCTAATGAACTCCCTATATATATTCCATAGTAGGTATGTCCAAGTGCAGCATCAATATTACAGCTTTTCCACACTAAATTATCTGTTAATGTTGCATATTCATAAGTATCAAGATTCATACAA